GGCGCTCTTCATCGTCGATGACGGTGGCGGCATGTTCAGCGGCATCGGCAATCTTTTCGCACTTATACCGGTCAGCGTCGTAAGCGCCATCGCTTGGATCGTGTGGGCAATTTTCAAATAACCAACCCAACAAGGAGAACCACCGTGCCAACCATGCAAGAAATCGAAATCAAAGCCAAGACCCACGCCGCTGCGCGCTTGGCCCTGACCAACCAAGTCGTCCTGCTCAACGCCGAGATCGAGGCCGTGAAGCAGAAGCGTCTGAAGAAGCTGCGCGAGCTCGTGGCCACCGCCACATCCACCGGCGACGACCTGCTGGCGTCGGTGAGCGAATCGGCCGAGCTGTTCAAGAAGCCCAAGTCGGTGGTGCTGCACAACGTCAAGCTGGGCTTCAAAAAACTGCCCGGCAAGATCGACATCGCCAATCCGGACCAGACCATCAAGCTGATCAAGAAGCACTTCCCGGAGCTGGCCGACAACCTGATCGACACCAAGGAATCGCCCAGCAAGCAAGGTCTGAACACCTGCGACGCCGCCACGCTCAAGAAGGTCGGCGTCACCGTCACCAGCGATACCGATGTCGCGTTCATCAGCGACCCGGCCAGCGAAGTGGACAAGATCGTCGATGCTCTGCTCAAGGGCGCTATGGATGAGGTGGCAGCATGATCGGGCCCGCTGGATTTATGGCGGCACCTAAAACGCCAAAAAGAATTGCACAGCCGTTGTCGATGACGGCCAAGGTTAGCTTTTCTTGCGGAACCTACTTTGCCCGTATTCACAAGGCGACCGGGTCGTGTACATCAGACGCCAAGACGGCGGTCGAGCGCGCGGCGCAGAAGTACATCGCAAACTCGCCGCACGTGAGCATCCTGAGTATCAATCAGCTCAACGATGCGACATACGAGGTCGTATTTAACTGGGGAGTAGCCAAATGAAATTCCAAGTCCAAGAACTCCGCCCCGAAGTGCTGGCCTTTGCGCTGCTGATGGAAGAACGGCTGCGCGAGAAGGATGCGGATCGCGGAGGTGACTCGTGGAAGAGCGCGACGTGCGACCACCTGATGGTGCGCACATTTGCTACCTGCATGATCCTGGAACAACAGGTCAGGCTGCACGCAGACGCCAAAATCAGGAAGGCCGTCGATCTCGCCAACTACGCCATGATGATCGCCGACGTGGCTGGCGCACTGGATGAAGCTGTCAAGATCATCAACGGGGAGCCTCAGCACTGATATGAGCCAATCCCGCACCCACTCCGCCTACGAAGCCCTCATCAACGTGGTAGTCGGCTTCAGCATCAACTTCCTGCTCAACATGCTGGTGTTCCCGCTGTTCGGCTGGCAGATCAGCGCCGCGCAGAACATCGCCCTGGGCGTGATCTACACCGTCATCAGCATCCTGCGCAGCTACACCCTGCGTAGGGTGTTCAACCGCTGGCATAAGGTACAGAGGGGAACGGCATGAGCCAATCTATCAGCATCGCAAACATGATCGTTCGCATCAGCGGCCTGTGCGGCACCAAGGACGTAACCGAATGGGAAGACAGCTTCATCCGTTCGGTCTACGACAAGTACCTGCACAGGGATAAATCCAAGGCGCTGGAGCTCACTGGGAAACAGGTTGAGATCATCGAGCGTATCCACAACAAGCACTTTGCGGGGTGAAGCACATGGCAATCACCAAAGAACAGTGGGCAGAGATCGAGAAACAACTCAGCGGCCTCATGGGGCGCGTGGATATGCTATGTGATGGGTACAAGGTATCCGCACAAGTCGAGAAAAATAAGATGACGCTAGTCGTGACTATCTACGTCGATGGCTATATCCGTGGTGAGTGGTTGTTCAACAAGAATGGCAGCGAGATCCCGTTGAAATTTCACCAGGAGAAGAAGCGGTTCGTTTTCAGCGCCAAATTCCGTGCCTTGCTGGCAAAGCAGGCCAAGAGCAAATACTTCAACAAGGATGAGCGCGACAAAGCTGCTGCTGATTCTAAAAAGACCTCGTCGCACTATTGGCCGCACTGGCCGAACGCCAAGGCATTCTGCCGCCACATCCGCAAAACCTGCACCAGCATCGAGCTGGTGAAGATCGGCTACTGACATGAACCGCTACCCCACCGACCAGCGCCGCCGCGACCTCGCCACGATCCACATGGCGAAGAAGCAGCTCGGCATGGATGACGCGGCGTACCGCGACATCCTGTGGTCGGTGGCGCGCGTGCGGTCATCGTCCGAGCTGGACCAGGCGGGCCGTAGCAAGCTGCTCGACCACTTCAAGGCATGCGGCTGGAAGCCGACACCCAAGGTCAACGAATGGGCCTTCATCAACACCGCCGCGCCGGATCGCCGCCCGCTGCTGAAGAAGATCTGCATGGTGTGCAAGAGCATCGGCGCGGGCAAGACTTACGCCGAAGGTGCGGCCAGGCGCCAGACCGGCATCGCCCGCAAGCTGGAGATGATGGACGAAGGCCAGCTGTGGCTGCTGGCCGGCGTGCTGGAGCACACCAGGAAGAGCAAGGAGCACGCGAAGTGACGCAGATAGCCCCCTCCACCCCCACCGTCACCCCCGTCAGCCTGCTGGAGATCGTCGAGATCATCGGCGAGGCGGCTGCGCTCAAGCTGGTGGAACAATTCGGCGGCACCACACCGCGCCTGCCCGCACTGCGCAACATCAGCGCCGACCAGCAGCTGGCCCAATGCATCGGCCTCGAAGCGCTCACCAAGCTGGCGCAGGAGACCGGCGGCGGGCGCTGGCTCTACATCCCGCGCTGCGCCAAAGGCCTGCGCGAAGCCCGCAACCGCGAGATCACCCGGCTCTACAGCCCGCCCCACGATGTGCCGGTGGCAGAGCTGGCCCGCCGCTACCACCTCAGCGACCGGCAGATCTGGAACATCCTCGGCAGCACGGTGGTGGATGACAGGCAAGCGGGGTTGTTTTAACCATGAATTTGACTTTGCAAAACCTCCAGGCTTACCATGCGCGCACTGGCACACATTGCCAGTCGGGTTTGACAGCTCGGAACAAAGGCGGACGAGCCGCCAGCAACAGCGGCTATTTTTACGTCCGTCAACAACGCAACCCAGTTTGGGCGGCGGTGTGGGGCAGCTTCGGCTGCGCCGGTTCCTTTGTCCGGTCTGTCAACCTGCATCGCTGCCCTCCAACGTTTGACAGCGCGAGAGGGTGGTTTAACCAACCACAAAGGAGTCTCGCCATGTGTACACCCGCGCCCGCTCAGGGCATCCCCCTCCACCAACACGGCGCGTTCGACGATCTCGCCGTCTCGCTCGACCGCATCAGCAAGATGGCCGGTGCGCTCAAAGGCATCGGCAGTCTGATGATGCCGGAGCACAGCGCCGCCAACGAACAGCTCAACATGGCGTTCCGCACCGACGCGGCCGCCATATTCGAGTTCTTCGCCGACGTGCTCGGCGAAAGCCGCGAAATCGCCGCCGAAGCCGCCGACCGCCTGCATTACGCAGCACGCCAACTCACCCAACCCAACTGAAAGGAGATCGCCATGAAAAACCAACTCAACCCCATCGACGTAACCCAGCTACACCCCATGCTTTACCGCGACCTGCCGGTATGCACCACCGAAATGCTGGCGCAGCTTTACTGCTGCGAAACAAGAAGCCTGCGCGATAATTTCCGGAATAATGCCGATCGCTTCGAGATGGGTAAGCATTACATTCAACTGCAAGGCGCAGAACTGCGCGAATTCGTTGAGTGCGACGAAAATATCGTCTCGCAATTTGTGCCGTCAAAACGTGCTCAAGTGGTGAACCTGTGGACGGAACGCGGTGCCGCGCGCCACGCCAAGATGCTCAATACCGACCAGGCATGGGAGGTGTTCGAGAAGCTGGAAGACTGCTATTTCCACGCCAAGGCGCAGGCCGTTGCCCCGCAAGCGCCCGCGCTGCCGGAAGTCCTGCGCCTATCCGACCTTGATGCCATGCTGGATAAGCCGATGCAAATCACCGTGCGCGAGTATCTGGCGCTGACGCAGGGCAGACTTGCGGAGCCACTACAGATCAATAGTGGCCGTGCTTATAAGCAGTTCCTGACGGTAGGGGAGCGTGAGGAAGTCATCCGTCTGGCCGAGGTGGACAAGATGACGCCTATTGAAATATCTGAACTAACCCACACGCTAGAGGATACGGTCAGAACCATCCTATACCGTCGTCGTAAGGCAAAGGAGCGAGATGCCCACGCGAAAAGAATATCCGCTAACTAGCTTCTAGTTAACGCCCCCCACAAACCCCGCCCAGTGCGGGGCTTTTTGTTGCACTGTAGCCCTTCAGTATCGGCCATCCTCGCGCGCGTGCGTAACCTCGCGGGCATGACTGCCACCACACATACCTGCGGCACCTGCGCCCACTGGACGCGCCACGGCGACCCGCGCATGGACTACTACGGCGGCTGCGCTTTGCGGCCGGCGGGGTCTTACACCGTCGAGCAATCGCCTTGCGTGCTGGTGCCTGCGCGCTGGAAGGCGGCCAAGTGAGCCGCATGATCAACACCCTCTACATCCACTGCGCGGATACGCCGAACGGGCGCACGCTGTTCTCCGGCACGCCCGGCTCGCCCGGCTACACCACGCCCGCAATGGAAATCGACAAGTGGCACAAGGCGCGCGGCTTCAAGCGCCTGCCCAACTGGCGCTCGCGCCAGAACCCCCACCTCGCAGCCATCGGCTATCACTTCGTGATCCACACCAGCGGCGAGGTCGAGACCGGCCGCCATCTGGACGAGGTGGGCGCGCAGGTGAAGGATCACAACGCCGCCAGCATCGGCATCTGCCTCGTCGGTCGGGACAAGTTCACCACCGAGCAATGGGTCACGCTCGATAATCTTGTGGAGCATCTGCGCGAGCTGTATCCGCTGGCCACAGTGAAAGGCCATTACCAGACCGACGCCGCCAAGACCTGCCCGAACTTCGATGTGCCGGGCTGGATGGACAGCGGCATGCCGGATTCGAATCACATCCTCACATAGGAAACCGACATGGAACCCATCCCGGTCTCGCGCATCGTCGAAGTCAAGCCCTGGTGGAAGAGCAAGACGATCTGGCTCAACCTCATCAGCGCCGCGCTGCTCGCGCTTGAAGCGCAGTTCGGTCTGTTGCAGCCATACCTGCCTGGCAATGTCTATGCGTGGTTCGCTGTGGCGCTGCCGGTGGCAAACGCCATCCTGCGCGTCATCACCAGCGCGCCGCTGTCTTTTGGGATGGCGGGGGTTCGATGAGCCAACTGCTCAATCCGGGCTTCTGGCTTGCCACCTTGCTGATCGCGCTGGCGCTGTTCGGCAGCGGCTATGCGGCGGGGAAAAAGCACGCGTCGTCCGCCTGCGTCGCCGACCAAGCCCAAGCGCAGCAGGCCGCGCAGGCCAAGGTGGACGAAACCAATGCCAGGCGCGAGCAAGTCGCCCAGTCGCGCGAGACCTCGCGCGAGCAGATCCGCATCGTGTACCGAACCATCCGGGAGAAAGCCCATGAAACACCTATCGCTGGCGCTGACTGCGGCCTTGATGCTGACAGCCTGCGCCTCTGGAATGCCGCCAACGCGGGAAACCCCGCGCCCGTGTTCGGCAAACTTGACTACCGACTGTCCAGCGCCGCCACCGGCCAAGTCGGGCAAGTTGGCGGACTTGCTGGACAACCACATCGAGTCGATGGAGCTGTACAGCCAGTGCCGCGACCAGCTGAAGAAACTGGCGGAGTGCGCGAACAGTGAAGCCGGAAGATAGAGCGCAGGAGATCGAACTGGAAGAGTGGGAGCGGCGGCAGAAGGATGCCCTGCTGCCCGCGCCGACAAGGGAATCGGCCAAGTGGTGCGCCGCACCCGGCTGCGGCCAGCGCATACCGGATGCGCGGCGCCGCGCGGTACCGGGCGTGCAGCTTTGCATCGAGTGCCAGGAATGGCAGGAATACATGGAAGGCAGACATGCAAGTTCAAATTGATCTGTGGGAGTTGTTGATGTCGCTGGCCTCGTTGGTCGGTGTGTTCGCCGCGCTGGTCTGGATGTTCGGCACGCTGCTAGTTAAGCAGTTCAAGGCGCTGCTGGACCAGCGCTTCACGGTGATCCAGGGCGATTTGGGCAAGCGCGCCGTCGAAGACGCGAAAGTATCTGAGCAGCTGCGCAAGATCGAGACGGACTTCCTGAATTGGAAGGCGGAGCTGCCGGTGCATTACGTCCGGCGCGAGGATTACATACGCGGCCAGACAGTGATCGAATCCAAGCTGGACGCGCTTTACAGCAAGCTTGAAGTGGTGCAGATACAAGGGGCAAAAAAATGATCGACCAAGAAAAAGTGCGCCGCGAGACCATGCGTTGGACGGTGATCCTCACGCTGCTCAACGCCAGCCCGATGGGTGCGTTCGAGGAACTGGTGCTGGCGACGGTGCAAGGCATGTTCCCGGATGCGACAGCGCTGGAAGTACGCCGCGTGCTGGACTATCTCTCCGACCGCGACCTGGTGAAGCTGGACAAGCAGCCCTCCGGCCGCTGGTTCGCCGACCTGACACGCTACGGCACAGACATCGCCGAATACACGGTTGACTGCGACCCCGGCATTGCACGCCCGACGAAGTACTGGGGGGGCTGATATGCCACCACGTTCGAAGATCAAGCAGCTGCCGCCCGAGGTCAAGGCTTGGCTGGACCGGGCGCTGATCGAGGGCAACTTCTCGGGCTACGAGCTGCTGGAGCAGGAGCTGTCCGGGCGCGGCTTTGTGATTGGCAAGAGCAGCATCAACCGCTACGGGCAAGAGTTCGAGCAACGCATGCGCGCACTCAAGCTGGCCACCGAGCAGGCCAAGGCCATATCCGAATCGGTGCCCGACGATGAAGGCTCGATGAACGACGCCTTGATCCGCCTGGTGCAGCAGAAGGCTTTCGAGACCTTGCTCAAGATGGAAGAAGGCGCGCCGATGAAGGAGATCGGCCTGATGGTGGCGCGTCTTTCCAATGCCACCGTGAAGCAAAAGCAATGGGCCACCGAGGTGCGCGCCAAGGCCGAGACTGCCGCTGCTGCCGTGGAGAAGATCGCCAAGCGTGGCGGCCTGTCTGCTGCTGCGGTCAAAGAGATCAGGAGCCAGATCCTTGGCATCCCCAGTTAAAACCGTTCCGGTCACCATCCCCGGCGATGCGGCGCGCAAGGGCGCGCCGCCTCCCGCTTTGCTGCCCTATCAGCAGCGCTGGATCGCCGACGAAAGCCCGCTGAAGATCGCCGAGAAATCTCGCCGCATCGGCTTGACCTGGGCGGAGGCCGCCGACGATGTGTTGATCGCGGCGCGCGAGGAACACAGTTCCAACGTGTTCTACATCGGGCCTACACAGGACATGGCGCTGGAGTACATCGAAGCCTGCGCCATGTGGGCGCGCGCCTTCGACTATGCCGCATCCGAGATCGAGGAAGGTATCTTCGTCGACGGCGACAAGGAGATCAAAACCTACAAGATCGACTTCCCCGCCACCGGACGCCGCATCGTGGCGCTCAGCTCGCGTCCCACCAACCTGCGCGGCAAGCAGGGCGTGATCGTGATCGACGAGGCCGCGTTCCATAACGATCTGGCCGCGCTGCTCAAGGCGGCGATGGCGATGTTGATGTGGGGCGACAAGGTGCGCATCATCTCGACCCACGACGGCCAGGATAACGCATTCAACGAACTGATCCAGGAAGTGCGCGCGGGCAAGCGCAAGGGCAGCGTGCACCGCTTCACCTTCCGCGAAGCGGTCGCGCAAGGGCTGTATCAGCGCGTGTGCCTGCGGCGCGGCATCGAGTGGACGGCAGAGGGCGAGGCGCAGTGGGTGGCCGATGTCTATGCGTTCTACGGCGAGGACGCCAGCGAGGAGTTGGACGTGGTGCCGTCGCAATCGGCTGGCGCCTATCTGACGATGGGCCTGATCGAGGCGCGCATGAACCCGGACACGCCGCTGGTGCGCGGTCGCTGGACGTCTGAGTTCGCTTACCTGCCGGACTGGGAGCGCGAGGCCGAGGTGGCGGCGTGGTGCGAGGAACACATCAAGCCCATCCTGGACAAGCTCGACAAGGATCTGGCGCATGGTCTGGGCGAGGACTTCGGGCGGACCGGCGACTTGACCACCCTGGACATCATGGAAGAAGGGCGCGACCTCACCATCCGCGTGCGCGGCCAAGTCGAGCTATCCAACTGCCCATTCCGCCAGCAGGAGCAGATCGTCTTCTACATCCTCAACCGCCTGCCGCGCTTCCGCTCTGCCGCGTTCGATGCGCGCGGCAACGGCCAGTATCTGGCGGAACGTGCCGCGCAGAAATTTGGCCAGGCACGCATCGAGCAGGTGATGCTCAGCGATTCGTTCTATCTGGCCAACATGCCACGCTTCAAGGCGGCGCTGCAGGATGGAACGCTGGACGACATTCCGAAGGATAGCCAGACGCGCGACGACCTGCGTGCGCTGCGCGTGATCGACGGCATCCCCAAGCTGGGCAAGGCGAAAACGCAGGCCGGTGAAGGCGAAAAATTGCAGCGCCACGGTGACTCGGCGATCAGCCTGTTCCTTGGCCATTACGCGATGAAGCGTGAGGTCGCGCCTATCGAATACCAGAGCGTGCCGAAGCGCACCGATGACAATTACAGCGGGAGAAGAACATGGTAGGTACATCAAAGATCCTCGACGCATCCGGCAAACCGATCAAGCGCGCCGAGTTGACCGAGCCGCAGACCTCTCGCCTGGCGCAACTGCACCGTGAATTCGCCAGCCATCCGTCGCGCGGTTTAACGCCTGTCCGGCTGGCGCGCATCCTTGAGGCCGCCGAGCAGGGCGACACACGGGCGCAGCATGATCTGTTCCTGGACATGGAAGAGAAGGACACCCACATCTTCGCCGAGATGGGCAAGCGCAAGCGCGCGCTGTTGACGGTGGACTGGGACATCGTGCCGCCGCGCAATGCCAGCGCCACCGAGCGCAAGCTGGCCGGGTACGCCAAAGAGTTGATCCAGGACGTGCCGAACTTCGAGGATGTGATCCTGGACGCGTTGGATGGCATCGGCCACGGCTTCAGCTGCCAGGAGATCGAATGGGAGCGGCTCGGCAGCGAATGGTTTCCCAAGGATATCTCGCACCGTCCGCAAAGCTGGTTCCAGACCGACCGCGAGACACGCATGCAGATCCGGCTGCGCGACCACTCGCTTGATGGGCAGGTGTTGCAGCCTTTCGGCTGGATCAACCATACGCACAAGGCCAAGAGCGGCTACCTCGCCCGCTGCGGCCTGCACCGCACGCTGTCGTGGCCTTACCTGTTCAAGAACTACTCGGTCGGCGATCTGGCCGAGTTCCTGGAGATCTACGGCCTGCCGCTCCGCTTGGGCACTTACCAGCCCGGCGCGAGCGACGACGAGAAGGCCACGCTGCTGCGCGCGGTGATGAGCATCGGACATGACGCGGCGGGCATCATCCCCGAAGGCATGATGATCGACTTCAAGGAAGCGGCCAAGGGACAAGAAGGCCCGTTCATGGCGATGATCGACTGGTGCGAGAAGAGCCAGAGCAAGGCCATTCTGGGCGGCACGCTCACCAGCCAGGCGGACGGCAAGAGCAGCACCAATGCCCTGGGCAACGTCCACAACGAAGTGCGCCACGACCTGATGGTGTCGGACGCGATCCAGCTGGGCGGCACGCTCACGCGCGATCTGGTTTATCCGCTGCTGGCGCTGAACAAGGGCGGTGTGGATGATCGCCGTCGCCTGCCGCGCTTCGTATTCCGTTTCGACGACAGCGAGGATCTCGGCACCTTGGCAGAGGCATTGCCCAAGCTGGTCGCTATGGGGATGCGTATCAAAAAGGAATGGGCGCACGAGCGCGCCGGTATTCCGCAGGCGGAAGATGGTGATGAGGTGTTGGGGGTGGCGCGGCCGAACGCCGCGTCGGGCGTGGCGGCCAATACGTCGCTGGCTGCGCTGAGTGTGCAGGATGTGGCTAGTGACGAACTAGACGCCCTCGCCGAAGATATGGCCGGCGACTGGGAGCGCGTCACCGATCCGTTGATCGCGCCCATCGTGGCGCTGGCTGCAGAGGCGGCCAGCTTCGAGGAATTCCAGGCGCGTCTGCCTGATCTGATCCAGGGTATGGATGCCGCCGTGCTGGCCGAGGCGCTGGCGCAGGG